CTACTAGCTCAGAGATCCCACGTTCTGCGAGTGCGACTAGAGTTTCGGGAGTTATTTGCTGTGCGTATCGTTGCGCCGCTTCCTGTAGCAATTTCGACTGCGCGTTTGAGGCCATCTTTAAACTCCATATTCTCTAATATACAAACCAAGTTAACTGCATTGCCACCCTTACCGCAGGTATGACAGTAATAGAGATTATCTATTGTATTGATTACCGCACTGCGCCTAGTGTCGTTGTGCAATACACAACGCACCGAGCTGGACTTACCTTCTCTTACTTCCCCACCAAATGCTAGGACTATTGGTCCTATGGGGATTGTGTTTGCATCGGTGGCACCACTGAACCTTTTCTTACGATCAACCCTGGACCAACCTTGTGCTGACACACGCACCCCTTATCCTCGCATTGGTAGTGTAAGTCTGTGGCCTTGTCGTAGTAGCCTTCAGTGTTTAATACACCGCCAACTAGACAGTCGTGGCAAATCATTTTGGAACAGCTTTCTTTTGAGGTTCTTTCCAGTTGGTTATGAGTTCAGCAACATCAACTGCTACTTGTTCTGCGTAACCACCCATCATAATCATATCTGCTATTTTCTCTATTAACTTTACTGGATAACCTTTAATGTCAATAGTTTTTTCTTCAATCAACTCTAGGTCTGATACCACTTCTGGTACCACTTCTTCCGGTGTTTCAGTCCAATTTTCTGTGCTAGTAATAGCACCTTCTGGTGTTGCCATTATTCTTTCTCCTTTAACCATTGTTTAAGATCTTGGATTACCCAAGCGTTCTCTATGCCAGCGTTGCGGCGCTTGACTACAACATAATGAAGTGGCACTTCCCCAATACCACGAGCCTTAGCATAGTTAAGCGCCTCAACTTCTGCTTCTCTCCAGAACTGCGGCAACGATAAAGTTGACCTGTTCTTGAGTTCAAGGATATAGCTCTTGCCAGCAATGACAACAACCATATCTCCTTCATCCTTGCTACCCGCTTTAGTTAAGCGTTCAGCTAGGACACCTGCTTTACGGAGCCACTTCATAACATCTGTTTCAAAGATGCTACCTTTGACTCGGTTGTATTTACTTGCCAAGTAATTTCACCGCGTTTACTTCCTCTTACTTTTAATAATATTAATTGCTATTGACATACCCCTGTTAAGACCACGCTCGTAGTCATCCTCTGGGTATTCAATGCAGTCCTCTATATCTTTAATAATCTTATCTCTGATGACTCGCTCTATCCATTCAAACATTATTCCCCGCCATCGCTTGGTGTCTATACATTCTGCCATAAGCATCAGCATCATTTATCTGACACGCACCATAGTTAGTAAAGAGTCCAGCATAATCTTTACCATCAGCACCGTGTGGTCCAAAACGATTCTTGACTACAGCAACTCTTAGTATGTGTTGCGCTGGATCGTAACCCAGTGTAAGTATCAGCGCCGGTAATTGACTTACTTTACCGTGAATAGCACGACGTGCAGGTGGGTTAATAGTAGAACCATACTCACTTTGCTCTGATACGTGGTGCAATACCAACACACACGCTTCAGTCTTACGTGCCATATCGTGCAGTTCCATCATAATTGCACGAAGACCAGCCCACTCATTATCAGTTTCAGCAACTACGTTCATTAAGTTATCTATGACTATCAACTCTGGAGCCTGTCCATATAGTTCTACATACGCCCGAATCTCAAGTTCAAGGTCATCTATCGAAGGTGATGAATCAAAGACCCACTTAATGTTATTTAGTCTTGGTAAATGCTGGTCGTAATAATGAGTGTTGCCAGCTAAGTTGCCTTCAACTAACACCTGAGAATGTCCTGATAGATGAGCCGCAGCTCTCATCATAACCGTAGTCGTGTCAGTATCAGCAGAGAAGAATAACGTAGGCACATTTGCTCTGATTGCATAGATCAATGCGAACATTGACTTACCAGCATTAGGTGCTGCTGCAACCATACATACTTGCCCACGTCGAAACTTGATTTGCTTATTTGCTAAAGCGCTCCATACATCAGGTAACGGTGTTGCTTTGGTAAGAACACCACTCCAAGCTCTGGATAAATCAAGCAACTCTATCTCTCCTAATTATTATGTTTCTATTTTTTCTTATTATTCTAAGAGTAACTGAGTTAAGACCACCCCAGATACCGTAGCGCTCGTTGTTTATGCCCCACTCAGCGCACTCAGATTGGTGTTCACAACTGGCACAGATTGACTTAGCAGCTTTAGTAGCTTGGATTGCTGCCTCTGCTCGTAAGTCTTCTGGAAACCAGTGATTACCGCCTACTTCAGCACATAATGGAGCCTCGAATTCGTGAGGCTCGCGCATTAGTTATCGGATCCACACCGTTTCGCACTTATCAGGTGCGCCCTTCGGTGCTGCACACATCAAGCCCTTCCAGGCTTTACCTTGTGCGTTGACTCCACTGCGAAGTGACATTGCTCCGTGCTTGCATTGTTGTTCAGCTCCTGTTGCAGCAGGAGCATTGTTAAAAGGTGGTGTATCAACTACCGGTGTAGCACTAAATGATTTTGCTGCATATGCAAAGTTGCCAGCGCTACCTAATGCTGTTGATGTTGACTTAATAAGTTCAGCCACATCTTGTAGTGTTGTTAGTTGTGCTTCTAGTTCTGCTTGGTCAGCAGCATAGATGTTGATAAGAGTTCCATCAGATAACTTAAAGTTAGCCTGTAACTTTGTTGAATCGGGTGCAGCCATTTACTTTCCTCCACTTTGTTTGATAGATAAGCGATTAGATTCTGGTCCTGATTTCTTAGGAACAAAACCTAGAAGTTTCTCAACTTCATTGTCATCAACAGTAGACCTACCAGCAACTGTTGTCCAACTAATTTGCACTCCGCTAAGAGTGCTACCTATTACTCCCTCAAAGCTGGCCTTCAAGGAATCCTTTTGTTTTTCTAACTCTTTAACTTGTGCGTCATACTGTAAATATAACAACGCATTTTTGTCAACATCAGGGTCCGGTATCAATACCTCACTGATTTGTATACGTTCTTTTTTTAGACCAACGCATCCCATCTCACCAGATGCGTCATAGTATTTGCAATAGAACTTGCAGTAACTTTCATCCTTCTCAGGATCAGGTGGTGTTGCAGATTCTTTAACTGCTGCTAACCAACCAAGTGCTTCTAGTGCCATTGCTTCATCGTAAGGTTCTGTGTGCCACTTGATATCACGTTCATCACCATCACGTGCAATTGCTACAAGGTTAACATTCTTAACTTCATAACCATTCTTAGATAATAGATAGCCATATACCTGCACCTGCCAACGCTGTTGCGTTGATGGGAAGTAACTTAGGTTCTTTATCTTGCTAGTCTTCCAGTCAATTACATCACCAGATTCTGGTATGAATAAGTCAACGTGTGCTTTCATATCACCATATTGAACTTCAGCTTCGACTACATACTTCTCACCCTTTGGGTCAATAGCACCGATAGCTTCTTCAATGGCTGCGTGAATTGCGGTCCCCATAATTGCTGCAAGTTTTAATTCGTTATCATTAGTTTCTGGTTGTGCATTTAACCGATACCAGACCTTGCGACGGCAACCACCAAGTTCTGATGGTCCCACCTGTGTCTGCACTGAACGCGATCTACTTGCATCTTTAGCACGTAGAACACTTATCAATAACTCTTTTACATCTGTCATTAGATTGTCCTCTCCTGGACTAGCAACAGTAAGGGCTTGCCAGTATTGACGTCAAGGACCGACGCTATCTCAACTGCTTTTCGGGCGAGTCGCTTTGCGTCTTCTAGTTCTAAGTCAGTCTGGATGTCTGAATAAAGATACCCAAGAGCAAACTGACCGCCACTACCGATAGCGTAACTTCCGACATCACTTTGGAAAAAAGAGAGATCACAAGCAATGCGAAAGATATTGCCGTTAAAGCTAAGTAAATAATCGAAACCACCATCTGGATCCACCTTATTGAAGTCGTAGTTGTTTTCATTAAAAGCCTTGATAATACTAGGGATAACTTTCTTCCCCATAAAACTTACTGGATTTTCTCCACGAT